GCCCAATACCTAGAAAGCATTGCCAATGCGCCTACGCCACTTACTGCCGATAGCCCTACTGACGTTTAGCCTGACCGCCTGCGCAGACCGCACACGCGAAAACTGCGACACCACCAAAGCAGACGGAACACTAGAAAGAAAATGCCCATGAAACCCGAAAACCGTTTAACCAACGAAGAAATAAAAGCCCGCCTAATCCTCATCGTAGGCATCGCACTATCGTTCTCATTCGTAGCAGCCATAGTGTCACTGATCTACGGCCTGCTGTTCGTGGTGCAACCAGTCGAGCAAGCCCCCAACGACGCCGAAGCATGGGCAGTGCTTAGCCCAATGCTTATGACCCTCGCAGGTGGCCTTATTGGCTTACTCGCAGGCAACGGACTTAAAGACAAGCCGAAAGACCCGCCAAGTGCCCCGTAAATACACAGGCAACTCTGACGGCAACCACGGCTCGGTACGACCCGGCACAACAGAGCTGCTACGCCTCGCATCCAAACGCTGGGGTTTCACCAACCTAGGCACATACTCCAACCGCCGCATGAACAACGACAAAGCCAAAGCCGACCCTGACAACCCCGCTTACCTCTCAGTGCATGCCACAGGACGCGCCGTAGATATGGGCTACAACAACCGAGAAAACGCACTTGCCTGCTGGAACTTTCTTATAGCCAACACCGCACAGTTAGGTATCGAGGAAATACACGATTACGCCTACAAGTGGCCTCAGCAAGACCCCAAAGATAAAACCGCTTGGGGCGCTGGGTATCGCTGTAGCCGTGGCGAGGGTTTGGCTGGAATCAAGATTTTTACCCCAAAAGATAATGCAGGAACGCCAAACGGCAAGTGGTTGCACGTGGAACTGTCGCCCGCTATGGCAGACAACGCCGATGCTTTCCGTACTGCTTGGATTGACGCACTAGGACGCGCTCGGCTAAAGTAACGCCTAATCCCCTAAGGATGAGGACATGACGGCCCCACTACTGGCTTCCCTATCGCTGGTAGTGGGGTTGTGTTGTCTAATGACTTGACAGGCACCACCCGATTGCTAAGGTGTTTCTAGGCGGGAATCCGACACCCGCCGAGATAGGGAAAAATTATTATGTTTGACGATCTGCCATTGTTTCGCAATGACGACCCAGAAACCTCTAAACAAGGCGGGCGGGACGTTATGCCAAGACGAGCATCACAGCAAGGATTACTGCTGGCGGTGTTCCGCAACCGAGCCCTAACCGATGAAGAAGCAGGCAACCTCTCAGGGTTGGCACAGAAGCCGAAGTGTTGCTACTGGAAACGTTGTAGTGAACTACGCGCCAAAGGCCTTATTGAGTGGACAGGTGAGACCCGTAACTCGACTGCTGGCAGCGCAATGAAAGTATGCAGACTCACCCAGACGGGTGCGGAATTGTTAGCGAGTTGGAAATGAAACGATTAGCCCTAGCGGTAGCCCTCACGGTTGCCCCTATAACCGTTGTAAGCCCCGTAGAGGCGTCTAAACCTTGGCTGTGCCCTAAGTACACGCAGGATATAAGACAGACGTTTCCGCGTAAAGATTGGCGCACTATGGACAGGATTATGCATCGTGAATCAAAGTGCTTGAACCGTGCAGTGGGTTGGAACCACTACGCAGGAATGAGCCACCGAGACTGCAAAGACTCAGGAAGATTCCACCAACGCAAACGCTGCAAAGCAGTTAGATCGTGGGATGTGGGCCTATTCCAAGTCAATAGTTCTTGGTACACGATTACGACCCAACTGTGTGGTAAAAATACCCGCAGCGAGATTTTGATGAAGTCCGATTGCAACTTTCGAGTAGCAAAATGGCTTTACCAAAACGGCGGCCTAGCCCACTGGCAAGGCACCTCAACCCGATAACACAGATAGGAACCCGACATGACAGATGACATTGTGACCCGACTACGGTTGCATTACCACAGGCAAGCGAAACTTAACCCGCCCATGAAGCCGTTTATCCGTTTCAACACATGGAGAGGCGTTGCCGTAATGATTGGCAGGCATGAATTTGGAGTGTTGTGGAAATGACTGATGCTCAAATTATCCAACGCCTAAAAAACATGGCGACCGACGCGCACCTAAGTGGTGACGAGATTCGAGGCAAGGTGTTAGGCGAAGCAGCTGCACGCCTCACCGAGTTAAGTATCTTGCACCACACATGGCACCCAAGTATTGAGGATGTGCGCCGTGGCCTTTAACCTTGACGATTACGAGCCAGTAGCAGCGCGACTAGATCGCTGGCTATCGGACAAAATGGCTGGCTACAACGCCTCTACCAACGACTACCCCAGAGTGCTAACCCGTATGGTCTCAGAGCCCGGTGCAGACATCTGCGTGATTCGAGCAGAACTGTGGCTAGGCGAGTTAATGATTGCTACTGGTTACGCCGAGGAGATTCGTGACGTGTCGGGCAGGCGTTCAGTGAACGCTACAAGCCACGTAGAAAATACGGAAACGTCGGCAATTGGGCGCGCATTGAGCAATGCAGGCTTATCTGGCAGTGACATGACTAAACGACCTAGCCGTGAGGAAATGGCGAAGGTGCAACGCATGACTACCTCTAACGGCCCCGCCGTAGAGCGTGGCACAGACCCCAAAATGCCTAGCGTCACTATCACACAGCCCGCAGGATTAGCATCCGAAAAGCAAGTGTATTTCGCTGCCTCGTTCTATAAAAAAGCCGACAGGGAAGTGCCAAAACAATGGCTCGCAACCCTTAACAAAGGCGAGATAAGCGCACTAATAGACAACCTTAAGGCAGGTAACTTCCCAGAACCCGACAACGCAGATGAGCCGTTCTAATGAAAGTTCCTCACCACATCGAAAACTGCCGTGAAGGCTGGGGATGCCACCCAAGTTGCCCCGTACTAGCACTCACAAAACAATACGAAGCACTATTAGCAACCCAACCGAAAGAACCCGACAATGAGCAACTATGACCCCGTAATCCACGACCTAGAACGCGCCCTGGACAAGCTGCGCCAAGACCGTGACGACTGGAAAGACCTAGCCGAAAAGGCCATTGCCCAAATTGAAGAATGGCGTGCCCTGTGCGACATCTACCAAGACCGATACAACCAAATCGTGCGAGGTAACTAATGCTAATCATCCTTTGGGGCGTACTCGTAGTACCCGCCTTTACCCTTTTTGCATATTGGGCGTTTCGCTGGGCAGATGAAGATTTAGAAGTAATTACTAACAACGACAAATTAGGGCTTTATGCCATATCAGGTTTGCTCGCACTTGGCTGGCCACTGGTTGCAGCGTTCGCTATTGGCAACATTGTGAACCGCTACATAAACGGCGAACTATGAATGAGAAAGGCTTTCAAGCCCAAGTCATACAACTGGCCCGTATGAACGGCTGGCGAGTGTTCCACCCAATGAAAATGCAATCCCGTGACGGCACATGGCGCACAGCACTATCCGGCGACAAAGGCTGGCCCGATTTGTGCCTAGCACACAGAGAACGTGGGTTTATCGTCTGCGAACTTAAAGCCGACAAAGGCGTCTTGTCACAAGACCAAAAAGAATGGCTGTTTAACCTCGCCCCGTGGGCCGAGTGCTATGTGTGGAAACCCAGCGATTTAAACAACATCGCTCGAAGGCTTGGGTCTAAAGGCGTAAAAGGCGCATGACGCTTACTGTCGGCTCACTGTTTAGCGGCATAGGCGGTTTAGACCTAGGGTTAGAGCGCGCTGGTATGAACGTCATATGGCAATCCGAAATAGACCCGTACGCATGTCGTGTACTATCCAAACACTGGCCCGAGGTGCCAAACCATGGAGACATTAAAACCATCAACTGGCGAAACGTTGTTCGACCTGACGTTATATGTGGCGGATACCCATGCCAACCATTCAGCAAAGCAGGCAACAGACAAGGCACAAACGACCCGAGACACTTGTGGCCTTGGGTTAGAGACGCCATTAGCGAACTACGACCCCGATACGCAATCTTGGAAAATGTACGGGGACACCTATCTATGGGGGGACTCACCGTTATTGGACAACTTGCCAGTATCGGGTATAACGCGGAATGGCGACTTATATCAGCAGCAAGCGTGGGAGCTCCGCACTTGCGAGAGCGAGTTGTCATTGTGGCCTACCCCAACGGCAGTGACTCGTCCCATGGAGGGCAACGTAAGGATGTATCGAGCAATAATCGAGGCTGGCAAAATGACCGAAGCCGAAGCCAATGCAATACTTGGCAAACCAGTGACAGACCCTCAGGGCAAACTACAAAGGTGGCCAACGCCAGTAGCGAGCAATGCATGGACAGACGGCCTGAAATCTTCCCAACAGAAAGATGGTTTGCGCCACTCTCTGAATCTGCCGAGCGCGGTTGGTGGCAAACTGAACCCAACGTGGGTCGAGTGGCTAATGGGATTCCCCATCGGCTGGACAGACTTAGAGGACTTGGAAACGCTGTAGTACCACAAGTAGCAGAGGTAATAGGCCGTCTAGTAATCTCACACGCTCAACACAACTAAACACACGCACGATCACGTCACTGGTTGCAGGTGGCTGGTATAACACTCGGGAACGAGGGTAGAGCATGCTGTTTATAAACAGCGTGTGCAGCGTCCAAACGTCATAAATGCGAATGGTGTCCGTCCATAGGTGTTAAACATCCGGCAGCCACAGCTACTAGCTGAAAGTGTGGGGGGCAAGCACCGAGACACGTCTACACGCACACCGTAGGCAAAGCCCCTATGTAGGGGCGCGCCAGTTAGGTAGGCTACGCACAGACAGGAGAAACCCCGACATGCCTAAGAGAACATCAGACCCCGCCTATAGAGCAGCAAGACAACAACTACTAGCAGGCAACCCTGCATGTCATTGGTGCGGTGGTATAGCCACAGAGGCAGACCACCTCATCGAATGGGACAGAAACCCAGACGGCAACGCAGACCTAAACCTAATGGTGCCATCCTGTAAGCCTTGC